GCTTCGGTGTATTCAATGTACCTGCGCTTGATGACAACACGTTGACGCTGGATATTTTGTTCAAATGCATTGGAAATGAGGATTTGGTCTGCGCTGTAGACGGGAGCATGAAAGCCTGAAAGGACTTCATCAAGTACTTCTTTCGTGGTAAACCCCTTTGCGCTTTTCTCTTTAATCTTTTGATAGACCTCTACGTATTCTGCGCCAAGGTAGGTGACTGGATTCACGAGCATTCCCATAGTTGCCATGAGGAATGATGATTTATAGTTGGAGTTATGAATGAGCCATTCTGCTATGTCGTGCATAACATCTGACATGCCCTCGTCTTCTTCGTCATCTTCATTTTGCGCCATGAACATAGGAACAATGTAGCCAGCGGTAAGCTGTGCGTGCATGGCAATGGCTTTATTGCGGGCCTTACTGCGTGTGCCTATCCACTTCCATGCTTCTTGTGGGCTCTCTATGTTTTCATCAACAAAGGCGTTAAAGGTCCGTTGATCGCGGTTCATGCGTTCTTTGACGGAGAGGTCGCCTAACTCAATCCATGGTTTTGTGAGTATCTGCTCACCTGCTGCGTAGTCGCGTTTAACGTATGCGGTAAAGTCTCGAACTTCCTTCGAGGGAGAGTAGTGAGATACAGGAGTAATTGACTTGTATATATCGCCAATCATGAGTGTATATTAGCACACGTTTGTCAAGCGGCCCTACGATTAAACTGTGTATAAGTCGGACGATAGGTCCGAACGGTAGATGAGGATGTGTGTACTTCCATTGACAGTGCGTACCGAAGAGCGTCGAGACCATGGTCATTTTCTTTAATGGGATTCTCTTCTTCATTGTGATCGGGCTTCTTATCGGCGTATGAGTATGTTTCAAACTCCCAGATGAGATTGGGTGAGTCTTTATGTATGAAAAGTCTGTTGGCTTTGAGTAGTTCGCGAACAACGTTAATGCCGTTCCGGACACTGTCTTTCGCTTTGATAACCTCTCTGACATTAACACCTCGTCGGCGTAGTTCCTCACAACCAGAGGCACTTTCAGGGTCCGGATAGCATTCATTCCACTTTAGTGCGGCGATATAGTCAGCAACCGCTGAATCAGTCATTCCTGCCTTATACAGCCTTTCCCAAACCCAATAGTTGTTATCCTTGTCTTTCTTTACCTCAATTCCAGCAGCAGGGTTTGTGGTACCGAAGTCAAGACCTCCGAACGTCTTAGTGACGACAAATGTTTCACCTTGGAAGCCGGGCTCCTCGAAGAGGTGTATGTTCCTATCAAACTCTTTGTAGACGAGTCCTTGAGTCTTTCTGAAGTCGGCGAGGTATTCTTGTGCGAAACGGTCCTCAGTCAGTTCCTTCTTGGCTTTCTCTATTTCATCCGGAGGAATATGTGGATTGTCGTTCGTTGTGTAGTGAAAAGACTTGTAGTCGTCGTCTGTGTGTTCAAGATTGAAGAGGTCATAGAAATGGTTAAAGCCTTTGGGGGTTGAAATGAATATCCCTTCTCCTCTGGTGTCAGTAAGCGTTGGTCGTATGATTTCCTGCCACTTCTGCCAAAAGTCTCGCATCATCGCTACTTCATCGAGGACAATGAGATCGAACTTCTGTCCTCTGAGAGTTTCGATAGCTTCCCAACCACGAAGAACGATTATTGAGCCGTTAACTACTTTGATTTCAAGGCGAGACTCGTTGATGGATTCAGATGCTTCTCGTAAATCCTTTTTAAGCGGTTCCCATGCAATGTCTCGTGCTTGTTGGTAGGTTGGTGCTACGTATGCAATACGAGAATTAGGGAGGAGTGCTCTCCCTTTCATCTGATCTATCGCGAGTGTGGTCTTTCCCCATCGTCTACCGCAGCAGAGAACTCTGAATCGGTGTGGGTCAAGTGCTACCTCCGCTTGGGTCTTGTGGAATAGTAATTCCATAGCGTTGTACTGTTTGACCGGTTACGACAACAACGAGTGTCTTGTTGCCACCGGTGTCTGATTGTTTTTTCATACCAAGAATGTCTGCGCCGAGCGAGAGTTCGTAAAAGCGTTTCTTTGGTTTGCTTTTAATGTCGTCTACCAAAGCTCTGGTAATGAGTTCTTCGGTGAGTCCGTATTCTTCTAATGCTTCTTTGAAGCCAATTGAGTTGGTAAGGTTCTGGGGATTCTTGGCGGTGGCTGGCGTGTACCCTGCATCTCTCATGGCTTGACCTATACTCGTTCCCCGATTTTCCACGAGCTTGGCTATTGCTAATTGTTGCTTGAGCGTTGGCATGGTTTACATTCCCATGAAGCGGTTTTGACTCTTCTTGAGATCACTGATTGTTTTTTGTCTTCCTGCTGCACGTGCTTTGCTCTTGCGCGCGAAGGAGTCTTTTATTTTTCGTGGGATGGCATAAAGCATCCGCGCCATTGATGATAGAGGCATAATGGTTGTGTTAGTTGATAATTCTCATATCCTATATCCAATCTTAACATAGGGACGTTTTAATGAAAGGACAAGGGTACGATGTTTGCCCCAATCGATAGTGAGTTTTCGTTGGAAGGTACTAATCCTTATCATTTGCTAGGACTCGTTCGAATTCACGGTTGTGGTCGTTCTCTACCTCATCTTCACTTCCTTTGAGGAGTCCTTCTCTCTTTGCCCAGTAGAATGCGTATTGTTTGATTGCTTTAGCGATTGCTTCATAGCCCTCTGCCGGGGATTTATCGTCCAGTTGAGCAATGGATACTTCGGTAGTAATGATGATTGAGGCGACTTCTACTGCGTGTTCTACCTGTAGGCGAATGACTTTTGCCGAGTCAATGATATCTTTGCCGATTTCTAGGTTGCCGCCGGCGTTGTCTTGGATGGTTTGATATGGTGCTTTGAGCGCACTGGTTAAGATGCTTTCAGGTAATTTCTCTGCGATTTCTTTGAGACATAGTCCTCCACCTTTCACATATCCTTCTTGAAGCGCTGCCTTGCATGAATTGACTCCATCTTCGATTTTGAGTTTGAGGTAGAGTGTTTCATTGTCTGTTGAGGCTCCAACACGGATTACTCCAACCGCAGAAGAGAGGTTTGCGATTCTCTTTTCGATAGATCCGGTGGTGTACTCGTTACGAGATTCTTTGAGTTGTTTCCGGAGGACATCTTGACGTTCTGCGATGAGGTTTGAGTCTCCTCGCTTTGTTTTCTCTCCTTTGCCGCCGAGGACAATCATGTCTTCGCGATTCTCGGTGTCTTTGACGATGATTTTCTCTGCAAATCCAAGGTCGCTGGCTTGCACGTTTTCAAGCTTCTTGCCAGTGTCCTTATCGATGAGCGTTGCACCAGTGTAGATAGCTAAGTCTTCCATCTGCTCAGTGCGAAGAGCGGGGCACTTTACGGGATAGCAGAAGAGACCGTTCTTTGTGGTTTCAATGAGGGATTTGATTGTGCCGGGAGAGAACTCGGGAGCGAAGATGGCAATTTTAGGAGGACGAATCTTGTTAAGGATATCGATTATCTGGTAGGGGTTGTCTAGTTTGTAGTTAGTAATGAAAACTGCAATGTCTGTACCTTCCATTTCAAAGCGTTCTGGTCGTGTGACAAAAGCTCGGTGTGCTACTTTCGCGGGAAAGCGCATACCTCGGACAACTTCGGTTTCAATACCACCTTTGTAGCCTTCGGTGACTTCAATGTAGTTGTCGAGGAAGGCTCCTGAAGCGTCTCTGCCTACCTCCCACACCATATTGGCGACCAGTTTGGCAGTGGCTTCATCCTCTTTACCGATTGAGACCAGTGCTATGCGTTCGAGGTCTGCAAGTGTCTTGATCGGCTTAGCGTGTTCTTTGATGTGCTCGATAACCTGCTCTTTAGCCTGTTTGAGTTCTTGCCTGATTTGACGGACGGTTCTCGATGATTTGGATATACCGGTAACACTGGCTACGGGTACGTCTGAAAGCATTGGAGTGACGATTTCGTTGATGAGGGTGCCTGAGATGACACCTGTGCCCGTTGTCCCGTCTCCGGCGAGCTGATTCGTACGTTTGATGCTTTCCTTGAAGGACAGAGCTGCCTGTCGTTCATGCTCGTTCTTGGGTATGACGTTCTCTGCGATGAAGTAGCCGTCATCTGCGTGACGTGAGCCTCGATTGAAGGTTCGGGGAAGAATGGCGCTCTTTCCTGCGGGGCCGAGTGAGGGTCGTATCGCATTAAAGACCGCGTTTACACCAGCAAGTATTCTCTTTCGAGCAGCGGACCCTATAAGGGTATCTGTTTGATTCATTTGTTACGTATTAAAAAACTAAAAACCTACATTTTCGCCTCGGGGTTCATCGTGCTCTCGTCATATTCAAAAGTGTCGGGTGATTCGGGAGGTGGGGTGTATGTAATAGATTCCTTTGAAGTAAAGAGGAAGTAGAGGCCGAGCAGGACTATCCAGAGCGTGAAGATAGATTTTAGAGGGTGCATGTTTCGCATAGTTCTTGTGATTGAAATATTGGCACGCGGCAATTCTTACACCTCTGAAAGTTCTCGTTTGTCTCTGAGGAAGGTACGGAGGCAGTGGGGGTGGATGTGTTCGGGAAAAAGTTTCTCATTAATGTTTTTATGACACAAATGACACATGGGAGATAATGTAATTGTATCAAGAATAGCTAGTTTGTGAAGGGTGAGTTATCCACATTGGTATAAAAGTGAGGTGATCCGTAGATGGTATAAAGAAGTGAGGTAGAAAGGAGGTGATGGTTATGTTCCGCTTAGCTATCTGCTTTTTTCTTTTTCATTCTCTTCTTTCGTGTAGTCCTTTTCCTGATTTGGGAGAACTGTATCGAGAAGCCGCTGTCACTGGTGATTACTCTCGTATCGGTGCGTATTACGAACAGCAAGCTCTCAAAGAAGAACGGAAGGCACGTCTTGAACCTCCCAAAGTCATTTGTGAGCGAGGAAAACCATTTTTCCAAAACAGAGGCAGCCGCCTCGCCCCCGATTGGAGTTTCCTCGGATGCTACAACGTCTCACTATGAGAGAAAATAAACCCACCGCTATTGCGATGGGTTCTTTTTCATATACGCCATAGGGCGTACAGTGCAAAGAGAGCGAGGACGAGGAGAGTTGTGAGAATTGCTATTATTGCTTCTCGAATGATTTGTTGCTTGCGGATGCCACGAGCGATTAGGTCGAAAAGGTAAAGCATCTCGACATCGCTTTCCCAAGATTCTCTCTTGAAAGGTGGTTTGTTCACTTACTTTCTCCATTGGTGTACTCCTCATAAAGAAGGTGTAGTTCGTACCGGTGGGTCATGTTTCTTTTTATCTCTGCGATACTGGGGCTTCGTGACTTCCGTGAGCTTCCCTTTGATGAGTCCGTGGATGCGGAGGAGTTTGAGACGTGCGTCCCACTGCAATTCGAGGACTGGCAAGTTTTTGACGAACTGTCGTTTGTCATTCATGGTTACTCCTTGTGGTGTATCTCCTTTAAACATAGCAATCCATACCATTTCGTAAATGGTAGTTATCCACAGTTGCTAAGAGATGAGGGGGTGGTAGGCTGTAGAGAGGATCGCTAGTACTTTTTACTTACGGCCCCCATGCGGTTGTCTTACCCCCCTAAGACATTCGCTACCTAACCCCCGATTAAGTTCGGGGGTTTTTATTGATGAACCTTCTTCACTCCTTTGTGGGTGGGGGATGTCATGGTTCTATTTTGTTAAATCTTGTGTGAGCCAGAAAATAATATCTTCGTTGGTAACAAGCTCTTTTTT